ATGGTCTCGTTCAGTGCGGGGCAAGATGCCGCGCGCCTGCTTCTTGAAGGATCTCAGCGTTTCACTTGCCTTGCCGGCGGGACACGTTCAGGAAAAACATTTCTCATCGTCCGCGCGATCGTTGCAAGGGCGATCAAAGCCAAACATTCGCGCCATGCGATCTTGCGGTTTCACGCCAATGCGGCGCGCGCGTCCATCGCGCTCGATACGCTGCCGAACGTGATGCGGCTTTGCTTTCCGAGGACAAAGCTCAAGGAACATCGTCAGGATGGATATTTCGAACTATCGAATGGCGCGCGCATCTGGATCGGCGGTCTCGACGATAAAGAACGCGTCGAAAAAATTCTCGGGCTGGAATATGTCACCGTCTTTTTGAACGAGGCCTCGCAGATTCCCTATTCGTCCGCGCTGATCGCCTTTACGCGATTGGCGCAGGTCGTGCCCAATCTTCATCAATGCGGCTTCGTCGATTTGAATCCGGTCGGCAAAACCCATTGGACGAATCTGCTCTTCGGCGAGAAGCGCGAGCCTGTATCGCAGAGGCCGTTGAGCGACCCTGAAAACTACAAGCGCGCCTTTTTGAATCCGCCGGACAATGCCGCGCATCTTTCGAAGGATTTTCTCGCGAGCCTCGCCAATCTACCGGAAAAACAGCGCAAGCGTTTCTATGAAGGTGTCTATGTGGACGATGTCGATGCGGCCTTGTGGACTTATGAGATCATCGACGCTGCGCGCTGCGCGTTGGAGCATATCCCGGAGGACGAACGCGCCGCTGTGGTGGTCGCGCTCGATCCTTCGGGCGCCGCCGGGCGCGACGATCTCGGCGCCGATGAAATCGGCATTGTCGTCGCGGCGCGCGGCCAAAATGGCGAGTGCTATATTTTGGCCGATCGCTCGTGCCGAGAAGCACCCGCGGCCTGGGGCCGCCGCGCGGTTGTCGCCTATCATGAATTCAAGGCCGATTGCATCGTCGCTGAATCGAATTTTGGCGGCGAGATGGTGCGCGCGACGATCCATGCGGCCGATCCCAACGTGCCCGTTCATCTTGTCACGGCTAGCCGTGGCAAGGCTGTGCGCGCGGAGCCGATCTCGGTAAGGTATGCGCAAGGCCAGGTCCATCACGCGGGCCGTTTCGAAAAGCTCGAAGATCAACTCTGCGCATTCTCCGCTGCCGGTTACGGCGGCACGGGCAGCCCCGATCATGCCGATGCTGCGATCTGGGCTTTGACGCATTTGTTTGGACACGACGATGGCACCGCCATCATCGAATTCTACAGGCGCGTAGCGCAGGACCAAGGGCAATCATGACGCGACACGCGTCATGATGTCTTTGGCCACACGTCCTATACAGTCCCGACAGGCACCCGTGGCAGAGGTAATTCACGATTGATCATAGATAGTGCCTTAGGCTCTGTGTATTATACAAATACACATTACAAAAGCTTTTATCATGTGACGACGCTACCTCCTAAGAAGTGAATACGCCATGCGAATAATAGAACTCGATGCGGAAAACTGGGAAACAGCTATAGATTTTTATAAAGCACTTTTGCCGGCCTTGGGCGCGCCGGAATGGCATGGTTATAGTCCGGACGCCCTGATCGACTCAATGTCTGGGGTGGTATGAATGCGATCAATCAGCCCTACAAGATCGTCGTGCGTAATATCGGAAATTCACCAGCGACGTAGCCGGTCATGTTAAGCTTGCCAAAGAGGCTTTGGCCGAAGGCAGAGCTTACTTCCGTGCTCATAAAGACTGTGACATTATCGTGGACTTCGAAGTCTTCGAATAACATATCTCAGCGAGATATGTGAAATGCGCTTGGCCTCGCTTCGCGAGCCGATCAGCGCCGCTGCCGATGCGCGGCCGTCAGTCAATTCTTTTCATGCGAAGCGCAGGATCATCGTTGGGTGAATCCGCGCAGCTCTTAAACAAGATCAAAGAGAGACATCATTCATGACTGACCGCGCGGCTGGGCAGAGAAGCTGGACGCTTTCTCCGACCGATCTTTATGTGAGCTATGGCTCCTCGGGGCAAGGCGCCGACTGGTTCGGACCGCTCGAACCGATGAAACCGCTGGCGCCGCCGGAGGTTGCGGGCCGTCAATGGGATTATCCCGCGGGCTATAATCTCACAACGGTCTCGCGGCCTTACGAGCCTGTCTCGTTCAACATGCTGCGCGGTCTTGCCGATAGCTACGATCTTCTGCGTCTCGTGATCGAGACGCGCAAGGATCAAGTCGCAAGGCTCGACTGGACCATCAGGAAACGTGACAAGAAGACCTATCGAAGCCTCGATGCGGATCGTGTCGCAAGTATCACGCGCTTCTTGCGGCGTCCTGACGGGCAGCATGGATTTACCGATTGGCTACGGCTGATCCTGGAGGATCTCTTTGTCATCGACGCGCCGGCACTTTACATGCAGCGCGATCGCGGCGGGCAGTTAAAAGCTCTGTTGCCGCTCGATGGGGCCACGATCAAGCCCGTCATCGACGATTGGGGCCGCGCGCCGCAACCATATACGGATGGCGGCCACGTCATCTATCCCGTCGCCTATCAGCAGATTTTGAAAGGCTATCCCGCTGTCGATTATACAACAATAGACATCATCTACAGGCCACGCAATATCAGGACCAATCGCGTCTATGGCTTTGGCCCTGTCGAGCAGACCATCACCACAGTCAACATCGCACTGCGGCGCCAGATTTTTCTGCTCGATTATTTCACTGAAGGAAATATCCCAGATAGCCTGATCGGTGTGCCGGAGAATTGGACGCCAGATCAGATCGCGACCTACCAGAAATATTGGGACGCCTATTTCGATGGCGATCTTGGCCGCCGCCGCAAAGCCAAATTCGTGCCGGGCGGAGTTGCCAAAACCTTTCTGCAAACCAAAGAGCCGTCGCTCACGGGGCCATTCGACGAATGGCTCGCGCGTGTGATTTGTTTTGCGTTCTCGATCTCGCCGCAAGGCCTTGTGCAGCAAAACAACCGTGCGACGGCGGAAACGCAAAAGGAGCTCGCCGAGGAAGAAGGCCTGTTGCCTGTGCTCGGCTGGGTGAAGAGCCTCATCGACGATGTGCTGATCAATGAATTCGATGCGCCCGATCTCGAATTTGCCTGGCAGTCCGACCCGGAACTCGACCCGGCTGTACAGGAAACGATCCTGACCGGCTATACGGCCAATGGCATTTTGACGATCAACGAGGCCCGCGCGATCCTCGGCCATGCGCCTCTGACGGAGCCTGCCGCCGATACGCCGATGGCGCTGACGGGGACGGGGTATGTGGCGCTGGGGCAGGCTGCGGCGCCAGTAAAGGGCAGGGCTGACGCGGCGGACTAAACAACTAACCGCTTTCAGCCCACCCGAAATCTGTCTCTTCCACCTTTCGGAATTTTTAAATGCAATCTTCCGTCCTTCTCGGGGCGGCGGAGCGTGTTCGCACGCTTGCCGTTCATCGCGGAGCTATTTGGATCTGGCCGGGCATTGCGCTGACCTATCGCTGCGGCACAGAGGTCGTGCCTGTTTCAAGTGAGGTCATCGGCTTTTGGATCACCAGGCTGCATGGGCCGGAAGCACTTTATAAGGAAATTTCCTCAGCGGTGTCCTCCGCTGCTTGCCTTCTCAAGGCTGGCGATGAGATCGGAGCGCAGGGGGCGCTCGATAGGCTGCGGTTGACGGTCTTATCGGCGGATGGCGTCGCGCTCATGCGTGCTCTTTCAGACGAGCTCGGCATTGAGGCTTTAGATCTGCAAGTGCGAGCTGGGCCTCGGACATGGAATGCACGGGAGATCGCTCTACATTGCTCGCTTATTAAAGAGCATGCCGAAGCGGCACGCATCTTGGCGAAGGGCGGGGCAGGCCCTTGGGATGAGGCCAAACATCCGCGTTGGCCGCCCGGCGCGCCGGAGAGTCAGGGCGGGCGCTTTGCACCTGGCGCAGAATCAGGCGGTTCTTCGACGAAGCCGCCGGATGCGGCTGAACTGCTACAGACGGGGCGGTCTATTGGGCGGCTTCCAGGGCCGCCCAATAGACCGAATGCGAAGCCACTGGGCCGTTTTGCTTACGCGGCCGTGAAAGAGATATCGAGGTGGGCGCAGGCAGCACTTGAACTTGGTGAAGAACGTCTGGTCCATAATCTCATTCTTATAGTAGAGGCAATTCAATGGCTGAATGGGAAACCTGACAATTACAGCGATGAAATAAAAGCGTCTTTGGATGAACCGAAGACGTTAAAAGAGCTTCAAGACGCGGTTGACGATCCAAAGCCCGGCTATCAGGTCCATCACATCGTTGAGCAGACCGCAGCAGAAAACGATGGCTTCTCGAGAACTGAAATTGATGCGCGAAACAATCTTGTTAGAATTCCAGCGATGAAGCACCGTGAAATCAGCGGCTGGTATCAGACCGGGAATAAAGACTTTAGCGGTCTGTCGCCGCGCGAATATCTTCGCGGTAAAGATTTGAATGAGCGTTACAAAGCAGGCATTCAGGCTCTCGTCAAATTTGGAGTTCTTAAGCCATGAAACTCAGGCTTGCGGATATGTCGAACGAGGCACTTGTTCAGCGTTTTACCGAAATTTGCCTTGAGGAAGATCAAGCATTGTTTGCCGATAAAATTTCAAAATTCAATAAACTTTTCAAGCAACAAGTAGAAGTCGAGGCGGAACTGGAGAGCCGAGGCGTTGAGGCGCGTTTGTGCCTGTTAAAACTCTACGAACATCCAAACATGCAGGTAAAGTTGCAAGCAGCGCGGGAGACCTTGGCTGTCGCTCCGAAGGAAGCTCGCCAGATGATCGAATCTATCGCTAAAAGCCGTTGGATGCCGCAAGCGGGCGATGCCGGTATGTGTCTTTGGGCTTTAGACGAAGGTATATTTAAGCCGACGTGATTTCCTTTGAGCACTTGCCTGTGAAGCCAAGGCTCATTCGGTTTACTTCGCTGTCTCTCTACGACTTTTCTTCCACCGCCAAGCGCCGCCGCTTCGGCGGTTTTTTGTGCGCAAAATTCAAACACCACAGGAGCCTTCATGCCTCAATTGAGCATGTTCATACCCATCACCAAGGTCGATGCGACGCAGCGCCTTGTCTATGGTCTTGCGACCGCCGAGATCGTCGATCGCAGCGGCGAGATTTGCGACTATGACTCGACCAAACCCTATTACGAAGACTGGTCGAACGGCATCGCGCAATCCACCGGTGGTAAGTCGCTCGGCAATCTGCGCGCCATGCATGGCACAGTGGCCGCGGGCAAGGTGACGGCGCTCACCTTCAACGACGACGATAAGCAGATCGAGATTTGCGCCAAGGTCGTCGATGACGACGAGTGGCATAAGGTGCAGGAAGGCGTCTACACCGGCTTTTCGCAAGGTGGCGCCTATATCCGGCGCTGGACGGATGAAGATGGGCTGACACGCTATACGGCGGCGCCAAGCGAAATCTCTCTTGTCGATCTGCCATGCCTTGCGCAAGCCCGTTTCGAGATGATCAAGCAGGACGGTACGCAGGAATGGCGGGGCTTTGCCAAGCCCGACGCGCAGCGGAGCTTGCCAGAGATCGCAAAGCTCGGCGCGCGCAATAGCGAGGCCGACCTCACGCGTATCCAGGCCATGCACGATACGTCGGTGGAGCTTGGCGCGTCCTGCGGCGGCGATCCCATGAAAATCGCGCATGCCGGGCACGATGCGCTTGAAAAAAAGTTCGATGCTTTATCTGCCATGCTCGCCGATGTTTTGTTGCGGGTGAAGAAGATCGAGGAGCAGCCAATGCCGCTTCCGCTCTCGGGCCGGACGCGCGCGGTGTCTAAACAGGAAGATGGCGGTTTCGATACCGGCGAAAACGGAGCGATCGAAAAGCTGCTCGCCGATCCGCAGGCTCTATCGCTCCTGGCGATCAAGCTCGCGCAACGCCGGGGGAGCGTACGCTAGGTCAGAACTCAAGCTGTCATTGCGATAAGTGGAGCGACGAAGCAATCCAGTCCAATAAAGTCGGTTGCTCTGGATTGCTTCGCTTTGCTCGCAATGACGCTCCTCAAATCGCATGGCGATTAAATCCTCATTCTAAAACAGACCCAAAAGCCTGCGGCTGAATATGTGTTCAGCCGCTTTTTTATGCCCGAAGAGCCATCAGGAGCAAGAAATGATCATCAATACGACAAGCGACGACGTCATCGACCGGCTGAAAACAGCCCAGCAAAAGCCTCTGGGCGATCCACGTTTCAGGGGCCTGCTTGGGCTCGAAAAAAGTACCTTCACGGAAGCCTCAAGCGCGACATCGGGTCTTACATTCTACGATCTCGATCTCGGTGCGAAGTTTCTTTATCCGGTGCTGACGCCTTTGCGGAATATGATCCCGCGCGTCTCAGGTAAAGGCGGCATACAGGCCGCATGGCGCGCGATCACAGCGATCAACACATCCAATATGCGCTTTGGCGTCTCATCGGCCAACCGCGGCGGCGTACTTGCCGTCGCGACGCAGGATTATACCGCGACCTACAAAGGCATTGGCGTCGAAACAAGCGTCGATTTCGAGGCGCAATATGCGGGACAAGGCTTCGACGACATCCGAGCGATCGGGGCGAAGACGGGCCTCGAAGCCTTGATGCTCGGCGAAGAAGCGATGATCCTCGGTGGCGACACATCGGTCGCCTTAGGCACGACGCCGACACCGACATTGAGCGATTCCGGCACAGGCGGCACGCTGACGCCCAATACGGCCTATAGCGTGATCTGTGTCGCCTTGACGCTCGATGGCGTGATGAATGCGACGCTCGCAGGCGGAATCCAGGGCCAGATCACACGCACCAACGCGGATAGCTCGTCGGATACATTCGGCGGCGGCGCAGCGAAAAAATCCTCCAATGCCGTCGTGACGACCGCCAATGACGGCAACACGACCCATAGCGTCAAGGCAAGCGTGTCGGCGGTCTCCGGAGCTTTGGGTTATGCCTGGTTCTGGGGCGCGGCGGGTTCCGAAGTTCTCGGTGCGATCACGACCATCAATTCCATCGTCATCGCGGCTGCGGCGAGCGGAACGCAGACGGCGGCTTCGCTTGGCACTTCCGATAATTCGCAAAATGCGCTCGCTTTCGATGGCTTGATCTATCAAGCGCTCAAATCGGGTTCGGGTGCGACAGTGCTGACGATGGCATCGGGAAGCGCGGGAACAGGAACGCCGCTGACCTCCGATTCCGCTGGCGGCATTGTCGAGATCGATACGGTCCTCAAAACCATGTGGGATAATTATCGGCTGTCTCCCGATACGATCTGGGTGAGTTCGCAAGAGGCTTTGAACATCTCGAAGAAAATCATCGCGGGCTCGACCACGGCCGCGCAGCGCTTTGTCTTCGAGACGACGCAAGATTTCGTCGGCGGCGGCATTATGGTGCGGACTTATTTGAATCGCTTCTCGATGCAAGGCGGGAGTGTGCTCGATATCAAGGTCCATCCCAACATGCCTGCGGGCACATTGCTGATGACGACCAGGATGCTGCCTTATCCTTTGGCGGGTGTCGGCAATGTCGTGCAGATCCGGACGCGTCAGGATTATTATCAAATCGAATGGCCGCTGCGCTCGCGCCGCTATGAATATGGCATCTACGCGGATGAGGTGTTGCAGAATTATTTCCCGCCGTCGCTCGGCATGATCACCAATATCGGCAACGGCTGATCGGGATCTCGAGGAGGTATTTCAATGCGACTTCGTTGTCCGCCAGGCTGCTCCGTGGTCTCACACGGCGGCCGCATAATCGATATAGATACCGATGGCTTCGTTTATGTCGATGAAGATGCCGCCGATGCTTTGCAAGCGCATGGTTTCACGCGCGTATCGGAGAAGGACGCGGATTTCGAGGGCGATTGCCCTCTACCGTCAAAAGGAATCGACGATGGCATCGACCGGCTCAAACGCGGGGAACTCTTCGCGCTTTTGAAGGAACATGGCGTCGGCGTTTCGCTTCCCATCACGAACGAGGAACTGCGGACCTTGGCGAAAGATGCGATCCGGCAGAGCTCAATCGACCCTGAAGAAGATGTTATGACGGGAGGATCATAAGCCTATGGCCTCATCGTTCGATCTCGTGACATTGGCCGATTTGAAAACCTGGCTGGAAGTGGAAGGGACAGGAGACGATGATCTTCTGTCCCTTCTCATTTCGCAGATCAGCCGGGCGATCCTGACATTCCTTGACCGGCCTTCCATTCTTCCGACGACCTACACCGATATTATCGATGGCGGTAACGATACATCTGTGATGCTTCGCTACTGGCCGGTGAATGCAATCGCATCTTGCAGTATCGATGGTGTGGCAATCGCTCCGGCTCCGCCTCTTATCGCGGGTGCCACAGGGCAAATGGGCTATATGCTGGACTCGGCCGATGCCGCGCCGCCAGGGCGTATGCAGCGGCTATCGATGCGATATGACCTGTTTTGCCGGGGCGTCCAAAATGTCATCATCTCCTATTTCGCAGGATACCAGGTAACAAATGAGGCCGCGGCCATCCCAGCCTCCGCGCCTTTCACAATCACGGCACAAGCGCCCTATGGAGCATTCTCAGCCGATGGTGGTGTGGCCTATAAGACTGGTACGATACTGACGCCTGTGGCGCAAAATCCTGGCTTCGGTCAATATGCCGTATCGGGCGGTCTCTACACATTCGCAGCGGCCGATGCAGGCGAAGCCGTTACTTTGACCTACGGCTATATCCCGCATGATTTAGCGCTGGCCACAAAGGAATGGGTGGGCGAGCGCTACGCATCCCATACGCGGATAGGACAAGCATCGAAATCCTTGGGTGGGCAAGAGACTGTCAGCTTTATCGTGAAAGACATCCCGGATTTTGTCAGCCTCATCCTACAGCCCTATCGCCGCGTGGTGATGCCATGATCGACGCCGATGCCCTCCAGAATCTTGTCGCCGGTCGCATTGCTATACTCACGCAACAATTGGAAGCCCGGGTCAAAGCCAATCTCTCCGGTGCTGTTTTGAACGAGCGCTCGGGCCGCTTGCTGGCGTCGATTACCTCCGGCACCGTGGACGATGGCGATAGCAGCCAAGGCTATGTCGCGAGCGCAGGCGTGCCTTACGCGGCCATTCAGGAATATGGCGGAAAGACGCCGCGCATGACATCATCGCGGTTAAAGCAAAAGCCTTGGCCTTTGCTGGGAGCAGCGGCGAAGTCTTCGCGAAATCAGTGCATCATCCGGGCTCCTCGATCCCGGCCCATGCCTATCTCGGCCAGGCACTCGCCAGCATGCGGGACGTGATCGGGTTGGATTTGAAACAATCCCTTCTCGATGCGCTGACGCAGAACTAAATTTGGTGGAACAATCATGTCTATGACTTCTCGCGAGGCGGCTCTCGAAGCGCTCGCTAGCCTTGTTGCATCCGCTTACGGCTGGGTGAGCGGACCGTCACGCCGATTGAAGCTTTGGACCGATGTAGCGATGGCCAACAGGCCAGCCTGTTTCATCTTCGAAGGCGGTTTCGAATCTTATTCCTGGAGCGAAGGCGCTGTTCCAAAGCGCGCGATCGAAGCCAAGATCTTCATCTATCTTAACGCGAAAGACCCGAGCATCTGCGGCGCATCGCTCTTGAACGAGGCGATGGATGCCCTCGACTCAGCCTTTGCCGTCTCCGGGGCGGATTTACTCGTCGGGCGCAATACGCTTGGCGGTCTCGTCTATCACTGCCGCATCGACGGCAAGCTCATGAAGGATCCAGGCGATCTCGATGGCGATGCTTTGTTGATCGTGCCTGTCAAACTGATCCTTCCTTAAACTGTCTCTCATGAAGGAGATTGAAATCCATGTATAGTTTCGGTTCCGGCGTATTGCTCGGCACACGCAGCGATATCGCAAATGCAACGCCTGTCAATTTTGGTCTTGTGCAGGAAGTGACCATCGAGGAAAGCGCAACGGTCAAAGAGATCTATGGCCAATATCAATATCCGCTCGTCGCCGCGCGCGGCACCGTCAAGACGACGGGTAAGGCAAAAGTCGCGCGAATCTCCGGGCTTGCCTTCGCCAATCTGTTCTATGGGGTCACACCGTCGTCGGGGCAGCTTTCGACGGCCTTCGCTGAAGCCGGGTCAGTCCCGGCGTCTTCTCCTTATACGGTTACCGTGGTCAATTCGGCGACCTTCGCGGACGATAATGGAGTGGTCTATGCCTCGACAGGCCTGCCGCTGACAAAAGTCGCATCGGCGCCTGCGAGCGGTCAATATTCCGTAGCATCGGGGGTCTACACATTCAGCTCAGCGGATTCGGGAAAGGCGGTCCTCGTCACCTATACCTATGGTTTAGCAAGCTCGGGGCAAAAGCTCACTGTGACCAATCCACTTTTGGGAACGACACCGACATTTCAGGCTCTATTCTATACGACCTTTCAAGGCCAGCCCGTCACTTTGAAACTCAACAATTGCGTTTCGAATAAACTGACGCTTCAAACCAAGCTCGAAGATTTCACGATGCCGGAGTTCGATTTTTCCTGCTTCGCGGATTCCGCGGGCAATATCATGACCTGGTCCTTCGGGGAGGCTTCTTGATGCGGCCGCAACCTGAAATCATCCATCTTGGCGCCCATGAATGGTGCATTCGTCCGCTGACTTTGGCTCAGGTTCAAGCGATCGAGCCTATCCTTATGGCGACTCAGCAGACGAAAAATAATGTCAAGGCGGCGATAGAGATCGTTGCGATTGCGCTGTCGCGCGATCATGCCTCCGTCGTCGAAGGCTTGAGCGAAATCGAGGCAACGGCATCCGAGATCGCGGCTGCGATGACATGCGTCTTGCGGCTCGGTGGATTTATCGAAACACGGCAAGGAGCAAATCCCGTGGGGGAAGCGCAAGCGGATGCGATTCAGAGCGAGAATCCATCCGCATCGATTTCGACTTCATCTATGCGAGGCTGATGACGGCTTGTGGATTTAGCCCGTCCGACATTGACGACATGACGCTCTTCGATGTCCACGCGCTCTTTGCCTATTGGCGCGATTTTCCGCCCGTGCATGAAATTTTGAAAGCGGTTCACGGCATCGCGTGTGCTGCGAAAGCGCCTGAAAATCCAAATGACCCAAGTGGCATTGGATCGCTCATCGCGCGCTTTCCCAATGGAAAAGTGCCCCTGGTTTGAATTCCGAATAAGGACGTGAGTTTTGACTGAAGATGTCACCATCAAATTTAGCGCCGATATAAGCGACTTGCTGAGCGGCATAGCGCAAGCTGCGTCGTCCATTCAGTCGGCAAGTACGACATTGCGAAGCGGGGCGGCTCAGGTGACGTCGTCTTTCGATTCTCTTACGCAGGCTTATACCACAAGCGCGACGCAGCGCGCCAATGCGGCGCGTGCCTCCGGCGACGAAGTGCTTGCCATCGCGCGCGTCAATGCGCGTGAGCAATATGATATTGCCTTGAATGGCCTCAATCAGCAAAGCTCCGTGGTCAAAGAAGCCGCGCAAACCGCTCAGATCTCGCATGAGCAGGAGCTTACGGATCTTCTTGCGCTCGAGCGTCAGCGCGAAGAGATCGAGAACCGCTATTTGATTGCCGTGCGCGCGACTTACGAGCAAGGCACGCGGGCCTTTGCCGATGCGCAACGTAAACTCGAGGAGCTTGCGAGCCAGGGCGCTTTGCGGCGGCAGGAGATTGAACGAAGTGTCAACCGGGAGATCTACAATGACTATCGCCGTACCTACGAACAAGCTGGCTCCGCCGTTTCAACCGCGATCATGGGTATGATCCAAGGCCATGAGACGTTTCGCCAGGCGGCACAAAACGTTGCCATGTCGATTTTGCAGACATTCATTCAATCCAGAGTGCGTATGGTTGCGGATTGGCTGGCCGGGCAAACCGCGAAAGTTGCCGCGACCAATGCCGCGGAGGCTGCGCAGACCGCCGCGACATCGGCGGGCGTCGCGGCGCGAACGGGCATCGAAACCGCGGGCGCCGCGGCATCGCAAACGGCGACCTTCAGCGGGATGATCGCGCAGATCCTGGCATCTTCGAAGGAAACATTCGCTGGCATCTTCGGCTTTTTCTCGCCACTTCTCGGACCGGCGGCGGCAGGGCCGGCGGCGGCTGGCGAAGCCACTGTCGCAGCCATGGCGAGTTTCGATAAGGGCGCCTGGCAATTGCCATCCGATATGATCGCTCAGGTGCATCGAGGTGAGATGATCGTGCCAGCCAGACAGACGCCTTGGGTCCAGGATATGCTCGCTAACGGCGGGCAGGGCGCTGGCGGCGGCAACGCGGTGCATGTTCATCATGCGACGAACTTCAATATTTCATCGCTCGATTCCAGCGATGTGAAACGCTGGATCAAAGGCAATGGAAAGGAGATCTTGCGCACCATCAATGAGGGCGTCCGTCTCGGGACGCATCTTGGCCTGAAGAACCTTAACGCGTAACATATGGTTCTTCTTAAAGGCGTCAATCTTTTGCCTGCGACGGGCGAATTTGCCTATGACACGCAAGCCTATCTCGGCCAGCGGGTGAGCGAGCCGAGCCTCACCTCGATCAATCGCTATGCCAATGGCGCAGCCGGTTCGGCGACGGATTATACAGTCGCGCTGAACGATTTGCAGGCGCAATTTCCAGATTGCGAAACGGTCTCCCTTGTTGTCGCCTGGTTCGGTTATTCCACCGATATCACCGCCTGCCAAATCTATCCATCGACGACCTATATCGGTGGTGTCTTTCAAAAATCGACAGGCGACTACGATGTCTGGCGCTGCTCGGGGCTGACGCAAAATTCTCTCGGGCTCAACCACATCCCCATGATCGGCGATGCGTTTGTTTACGGCGGCACGCCCTCCGATCAATCGATCGTACGTTGTATCGAAGATCTAAAAGCGCGTGGTTTTCGCGTCGTCTTCTATCCGTTCATCCTCATGACGGCTTCGGGTTTTCCGTGGCGCGGCAGGATCGCCTATATGGGCGCGGATGTCTCGTCCGCGGCGAGCGATGCCGTCAATGCCTTTCTCGGTTCGGCGGTGCCGTCGCAATTCACGCCTGACATGACGAACCTCACAGTCGCCTATTCGGGCTCGCTCACGGATTATACGTTCCGGCGGATGATCCTGCATTATGCGAACCTTTGCGTGGTCGCTGGCGGGGTCGATCTTTTCTTGCTGGGCTCGGAGTTTCGCGGCATCGAAACGATCCGAGGCCCGGCATGGACAAAAGCCGGTACGACAGGTGCGGACGGCAAAGTCATATGGGACTATCCTTTCGTCAATGGCTTGATCCAGCTCTCGGACGATGTGCGGTCTGTCTTCGATAGCGCTGGGCTCGGCAAGGATACAACAGGGCTCCACAACCTCATCTCTTATGCGCCCGATTGGTCGGATTGGATGGGCTTTCAGCATCCAGGGGAAAACGGCCAATGGCCGCATCTCGATCAGCTCTACGCGCATGCCAATATAGATCTTGTCTGTTTCGATAATTATCTGCCCCTATCCGATTGGACGACAGGCAGTGGAGGTCTCGACGTGCAGAGCTGGAGCGAGCCTGCGCCAAACCCCGGTGCCTGGCCGCCGCCGCCAAGCACGATGAACGGATTGGGCCTTTCAGGACAGCCGACGATCTACAACTTGGTCTATCTCAAAGCCAATATCGAAGGCGGCGAGAAGTTCAACTGGTTTTATAATGACGGCACGAACGATGGCATCGGTTTCGATCCGAATGGAAGCGATCTGCGGGTGTCGTTGCCTGAAGGCGATAGGCTGATCCAAAGTCGCAGCCCCTATTATCCGAACCAGCAATTGCTTGCCAATAAACAGTTGCGCTGGTGGTGGAACAATCCGCATCAGGCAATCTATGACGATGGCGACGGGCAGGGCTATGCGCCGCATGGCCCGTTTACGGAATGGGTGCCGCGATCGAAATCGATCACGTTCACGGAATATGGCGTTTCCGCCGTCGATCGGGGCACCAACCAGCCGAACGTCTTTTACGATCCGAAATCGTCGGAGAGCTACACGTCTTATTGGTCGGTTTGGGAACCGCGATCGGGTGGTGGATTCAGACCAAAGCAGGACGAGGAGATCCAGCTTCTTTTCTTGCAAGCGATCTACGAATATTGGTTGATCGATGGCCATAATGCTACGTCCGCCGCTGGCCTTAAGATGATCGAGCCGAGTTTCATGTCGGCTTGGAACTGGGATGCGCGGCCGTTTCCGACCTTTCCCATCCGCACCGATATATGGGGCGACGCTGGCAATTGGCGGGCCGGGCAATGGGTCGGCGGCAAGGGACCATTCCTCGCGCCGGCCTCCTCCGATCAGCCTGCCACGCCGCCAAACCTGCCAAGCTTTCCCGCTTTGAGCGGTCAGGGTTGGTCGCTCTTCTATCGGCCAAGTTTTACAACGAATATCGCGACGCATGTCTCAGGCCGTGAAACACGCGGCTTGAAGATGGTGCTTCCGCTCTGGGAGATCGAGTTGACCTTTGATGTCTTGCATGCGGACGCGCCAGACACGGACCTACAAGCAATTGCCGGATTCTACGATGAGATGCAAGGCAAGGAGGGGATTTTTGCTTTTCCGGCCCCGGCCTACATGAACGCCGGAATGACGCTCGACTGCCGGTTCGAAGACGATCAGGAAGATCTTGAAGAGTTCATGAACCGGCTCTTCACGCTGCGATCGCTCAAGCTGAAACAGATCAAAGGCGAAGGCACGCCTTCGGTTGTCATGTTGCTACTGGCTGGGCTGAATATCGACTGCGGCTTTGCCAGCCAATCGGGGTCGGAGATCGACGATTTCGGATTGGCGTCCGGCTCGCAAACACTTTTCATCGATTTGGGTTTAGCCTCCTTATGACAACACCGCCATCCTTTCCGGTTCTGCCTGGACAAAGCTGGTCGGTCCATAAAAGGCCGACCTTTTCGACGCGCGTCGCAAGCCATGTATCGGGACGCGAAATGCGCAGCGCGCTTTATGCCGATACGCTTTACGAATTCGAGGTTACTTACGACGGACTCGATTCGGGCGGCGTCTTCACGGGCGTCGCCGCGAATTCATTGCAGGTGCTGATGGGGTTTTATCTGCAATGCCAAGGCCAATTCGGAACATTTCTTTATACGGATCCGACCGATCATGCGGTTGCTGGGCAGGTGATCGCGCTGGGCGATGGGAGCACAAGGTCATTCGGCTTTCAGCGCACGCTCGGCGGCTTCAGTGAGTCTGTCTCTTGGGTCGCGGCCGTGGCGGCCATCTATCTCAATGGCACTTCGATTCCAGCAGCGGGGCTGGCGGCGCCATCGGCGCCAAGCCTTTCGCAAATCTCCGGCGGCACGCTCGGTACGGCCACCGTTTTTGTCAAGACGACCTATGTGACGGCTTCAGGCGAGACGGCGGCCTCGAGCGAAAGCTCACTCGCGGTATCGGCCGCTCATCTCTTGCAGGTGGCGTCGCCAAGCGCGCCGAGCCCGGCTTCTGCGACGGGCTGGAACGTCTATGTGAGCACGGCGACGGGAACCGAGGTCTTGCAAAATGGCACAACGCCCATCGCGATCGGCGCAGCCTGGAGCGAGCCAACATCCGGTCTCGTGACCGGCACGGCCGCCACGCCGTCTGCGAACACAACCGGATGGAGTTTGGCGCAGCCGAATACGCTCATTTTCGCCGGTACGCCGAAATCCGGTGTCATCGTCACCGCCGATTTTACATATGCCTTCATCTGCCGCTTTCTCGACGATCAAGAAGATTTCGAGAATGTCATGAGCGGACTCTGGAAGCTGGATGCATTGAAGTTCCGGAGCGTGAAGCCGTGAGAATTATACAATGAGATCAGCTTCAACTGCGCTTATCGATTTTCTCAACGCCGCTCGTGCCGCGCTAGACGCGCAGATCTTGATGGCAGATTGCTATACATTGACGCTGAAGACCGGGCTCATCCTGACTTATACGAGCGTGGATGTTCCGATCGCGTTAAATGGCTACATCTATCTCGCGAACTCGATCTTGATCGACGGTTTGCGCTATAAATGCGCGACCGGGCTCGATGTCGATCAGCAAGAAATCACGATCTCGGCCCGGCCGACGGATACGGTCGGCGGCGTTCCATTTTTGCAGGCGTTGCGCGACGGTGTTTTCGATGGCTGCGAGGTTCAGCGCGAAAAGGCATTCTTGACAAGCTGGAACGTGGCTCCTGTCGGTAGCGTCATCTTATTCAAGGGACGGGTCGGGACGATCGCCAAAATCGGACGGACCACGGCGCAAGTCACCGTCAATTCCGACCTTGTACTGCTCGATCTCCAAATGCCGCGTAATCTTTATGCGCCGCAATGCGCGCATGTGCTTTACGATTCGGGCTGTGGTCTTGTGAAGAGCGCTTTTGGCTCAACTGGAACAGTTGGGCCAGATTCGACATCGGCGGTCATTAATTGGTCCGGTGCCAATTCCAATTTCACCCAAGGCACAGTGCTTTTTTCATCCGGCGCGAATGCGGGCGTCTCGGCCAATATCAAAAGCGCGGGCGGCGGCGGACTCACGTTGAGCGCGGCGCTCCCCAATGTGCCAGCCGCGGGCGATGCCTTCACCGCCTATCAAGGCTGCGCCCATACGATGTCGAATTGCGCCTCGCAATTCGGCAATCTCGATAATTTTCGAGGCTTTCCCTTCGTGCCGCCTCCCGCCGCCGCCTATTAGAATTTGGACATCATGCACGCAGAACAAGACGAACGCGTGGCCCAGGAACGGGCCAAAGTGGTTGCCGAGGCACGCCGTTGGCTCGGCACGCCCTATCATCACGCAGCCGATATACGCGGCGCTGGCGTCGATTGCGGCATGCTGATCGTGCGGGTTTTTGTGGATCTCGGAATTTGCGCGGCCTTCGACCCGCGTCCTTATACGCCGGATTGGCATTTGCATCGCAATGAAGAGCGTTACCTCGGTTTTGTGTTCGACCGCTGTAAGGAAGTGGATGAACCGCGATTGGGAGATGTCATCTTGTTCCGCTATGGCCGTTGCTTCAGCCATGGCGGCATCGTCACGCGGAGCGAGCCTCTCACATTCGTTCACGCCTATCGCCAGGCACGCTGCGTGGTCGAAGAAAAACTCTCGCAGAATAAGGCCCTTGCAGCGCCTGATCGCGAGAGGCGCTTTTTTTCCTATTGGGAGGTGTAGGTCTTTTGGGCGGTCATCACCAAAGCGCGCCTGTCGCGCAGGCGGTCACGCCGGATTATACCGGCCTGCAGCTTCAGACATCCTCTAACGCGCTGCCGATCCCGATCGTTTGGGGCGTCACGCAGATCGCACCGAATCTTATATGGAGTGGCGATTTCAACGCACAGCCGACCTACACGCAGGAAACGGGCACAAATACTGGCAAAGGCGGCGCCAGCACCTCTACTTATAGCTATGAACAGGTCACCGGATATAATTATTTCACGGCCATTATATTTGGCCTTTGCGAAGGGCCTATCCATGGCATCGGCACGATCTGGCAGGGCCAAAGCACTTACGATACAAGCAGCCTCGGACTTTCAGAATTCGACGGCGGTACGCCGCAAAGCACGTGGAGCTATCTCTCGAGCAATCATCCGGACCAGGCTCTGTCCTATCCCGGGCTCGCCTTCCTCGCTTCGTCGAATTTCGCCTTGGGTTCGAGCGCCTCGCTCAACCTCACTTATGTGGAAGTCGCTGGCATTCTCGGTAGTTCGTCCGGCGTCAACGGATTGGACGCGGACCCAGCTCAGGTCATCCAGGACTTCTTGACGAATGCGCAATATGGCGTCGGCTTCCCCTCGGCCAGCATCGATGCGAATACGCTTTTCACGGGTGCTTCTTGTTACCAAGTCTATTGCCGCGCGGCCGGACTTGCACTTTCGCCAGCGCTCGTGAACCAAGAAGCGGCGAACAGCATTTTATCCCGCTGGCTGCAATTGACGAATACGGCGGCGATCTGGTCGGGCGGGCGATTGAAGTTCATCCCTTATGGCGATTCGGCGATCGGCGCGTTCATGCCGAATCTGACACCGGTTTACGATCTTACAGACGATGACTTTATCTTTACGGATGGTGAGGATCCGGTGCAGGTCGGCCGCATCGATCCCTACGCCGCTTATAATATGCAGGCGCTTGAAATTCTCGACAGCGGCAATTCTTGGGCTGCGACGCCGATCATTGCTTTCGATCAAAACGCCATCGATCTCTACGGTCTGCGGATCGCATCGACTCTTACGGCCCATGAGATTTGCGATACGGGAGTCGGGATGAACGCGGCGCAGCTCATCCTACAGCGCGGACTTTATATTCGTACGGCTTACACATTTAAGCTCTCGTGGGAATATTGCCTGCTGGAACCGATGGATCTCGTCAACATCACCGATACGGCGCTGGGTCTTGCAAACACGACAGTCCGGATCACTGAAATAGATGAAGACGACAACGGGATTTTGATGATCGTCGCGGAAGAATTCCCAGCGGGGACTGCGACCGCCGTGGCCTATCCGTCCCAAGCATCTTCGGGCATTCTGATCAACCGCAATATCGCGCCGGCTTCCGTCAATACGCCTTCGATCTACGAACCGCCCTCCGCTCTGTCAGCGAGCGGGAAAGCGGAAGTCTGGATCGGTGTGTCCGGCGGTACAAGCGGTGTGGCGGATCCCAACTGGGGCGGCGCATTCGTCTGGATCTCGACGGACAACATCACGTTCTCGCAAATCGGCGCGATCACGGCGCCGGCGCGGCAAGGTCTTCTCACCGCGACGCTGGCATCGTCCGGCGGCCAGGCCAATCCGCAGCCACCGTTCAACACCATCGACACGGCGCATACATTATCCGTCAGTCTAACGGAAAGTGGAGGAGCTTTAGAGTCGACCACTTCGCAGGGCGTGGAAAACGCCGCCACTTTATGCCTCATCGATCAGGAATTGATGGCCTACGAAACCGTCGCACTGACGGGTTCGCATGCTTATAATTTGACGAATTTGGCACGCGGAGTCTATGGCTCGATCCCTGCCTCGCACATGAGCGGCGCGGTCTTTACGCGCCTCGACGCGGCGATCTTCAAATACATCATGCCTGATTCATATCTTGGGCAAGAGATCTACATCAAGCTTCAAAGCTTCAATGTCTTCGGCAACGCGGTTCAAGATCTCGCAGCTTGCACGGTCTATACATATAAACCATTTGGCTTGGGCGCTTTCGGCCCCATAGCGACGGCCCTGGCGACAGGCAACAACGTCGATTGCGGTCTCGCGAGCGGCGGCGCCGCGCAATATGACGATTTCGGCTTCGCTTCCGATCCCTATCCGAATTTTATCGATCTTGGCCTTGCATCGTCTTGAGAGTTTTTCAAAAAGGATTTTCGAATGAGTATTCGCCTTCAGCATTTGCGTGAAGCATGGTCGTTTTTATCGACGTTTACCGGCCGTGTCGGCGAAATCGCGATCGATACGACGAACAACCGTCTGATCGTGCAAGATGGTGTCACGGCTGGCGGCTGGCCCGCCGCGAAACTATCCGAAACGGTGACGAATACGCGCATCGCTATCAACGATACGGCCTATTCGGCTCTGACGACAGACCGGACGATTGCCTACACGGCCTTGACCGCCGCGCGAGTCGTTACGCTTCCGTCGGCGAGCGCCTATCCGACTGGCACACGCCTTTTGGTTATCGATGAATCCGGGGCTTGCTCTTCGGCAAATACAATCGCACTTTCCCATGCTGGATCGGATACGATCAATGGCGCGGCGAGCGCGATCATTTCGGCTCCCTACGGCTTCGCGGCTGTCGAAAGCAATGGCTCGAACGCTTGGACTCTAACAGATCTTTCGGGAGCAGCGCTGCATGGCGCAAACGGATCCGCGGTCGGATTGGGCCTCATCGAGGGAAGCATCGCATGCTCCAGTGCATCATCCGTTTCAACAATTCAGATCCCGAACCGTGCGATTGTACTTGGCGTTTCTGTCTACGTGACGGCCGCGATCACCGGCGCGACATCATACAACGTCGATGCCACGACAAGCGCGAGCGGCGGCGCGGGAACGACGGCCGGTCAATTTGGCGCCTCGCTTGGGGTCGCGGCGGGATCGAATAATGCCGGTGTGATCGGACCGACCGCCTGGTATGCGGCATCGACGATCAAGCTGACGGCGAATGGGTCGAACTTTACCGGCGGCTCTGTCCGGGTTGCGATCCAATATCTGCTCATCGGTGCGCCATCGTCTTAAACGCATTGGCCGCTCACTATTTTCAAACGAGAGAAGAGAGATAGGATGTCGAAAAAGCTTGTCATCGAGGCCGGGCTGATCGTCGGACTCCTGACCATCTCAGGGTCCGTGCTAGCGCAAAACACCAATCCGGTGTCGATCAACAATGCAGGCTGGACGAATGTAGGTGTCGGGCCGCTCAGCGTCTCGGCCTTGGGGCCGGAATGGCCAGGCGTTTCGCTCGTGCAATCGGCAACGTCTAGTTGCGCGGGCCTTTCGACCTCGATCCAAGGCGAGCCTTTGCGCGACCGGCGGTTCTTCGGCGAAGCGACGGCGGTCTGCGCCAAGTCGGCGGCGGCGGTGGCTTCGGTCATCGTTACGACGCCGGACTTCGGGTCCAGCACAGGAAACGTCAGCAACAAAGATGCGCAGCTCGCACCATTGGGTGTCTATCAAGTCTCCATTGGCGCGACGGCTCAATCTCTCGCGGCCTTGATAGGGGCTTCGATCCCGAGCGGTGCGCGCGTCGTCTATATCGAGCCGGAAGGCGGCGATATCAGATTTCGAGACGACGGCACCGCGCCGACGGCAAGTGTGGGCTTGCGCATCTATAATGGCGTTGCGTGGCCCTATATAGGCAACCTCTCCGCACAGCAATTGATCGCGGTTACTGGCTCTGTGACCGTCAATCTCGCCTTTTATCAATAGGAGTGACGTGTGACATTTTTTAAAAAGCTGTTGTGTGGCTGCCTCGTAGCCGCGCTTGCTGACCTTCCCGCCTATGCGCTGCAAGCGCCGCTCGTGCCGCCGATCGCTGGCAGCTCTGCCTGCAATTTGCAAAGCGGCGCGGCGGCCGCGAATGCCGGTGTGTCGCCGCGCGCCTTTTGCTCGATGGACCCGCAATTCGGGGCCTATGGCGATGCGCAGCAAATGTGGGGCAATACGCTCATCACGACGGGCACAAATGCGCTGACGGTCGGCACCGCGCAGACGATTTCCGCGACGGTCACGGCCATTGCCGGTGCCAATAATATTACGACATCGGCGTCGGTTTTCCCTTCGGCGGGAACGTCGCGCAATAACCTCATCGGACAGCCGATCTCGATCACCGGAGTCGGCAAAAATGGCGCGACGTTCAATTCGACGATCGTGACAGTCGTCAACAACACGCAAATCGCTTTCGCCGATCCGCTTCCGACGGCTGTCACGGCCTCGGCGCAGACGATCGTCATCGGTGCCTATTTTAACTCCGCCGATGTCGGTAAGGCTATCGTCGTGCCAGGGGCTGGCGCGGCCGCTTGCCCGATGCTCGTGGGGCGAGGTCAAAATGTTTCCAACTGTCTTATCACAAGCATCGCCTCTTACGTCAGCGCGAATAGCGTCACGCTCGCAGCGAACGCGACGGCGACGCTCAGCACGGGCAATACGAATGCATGGCAGCAAATCGTTTGGGGTCACGACGATAGCGCGGCGCTGTCCGCCGCCATTCTGGCGGCGATCGCACGCGGCGACCGCTATCTCTACGTGCCGGGCAACCACTACGTTCCGTCCATGTCGGCGCTCGCGGCCTATGTGATCCCTTATGGAGAAGGAAAGTTCTTCGCGGCGCCCATGCGCCGCTATGTGATCCCCTCGAACGCGCCGCAGGCCGCGCCGCCGTCCTCCGATATTTCGCCGCTTATGCTCGCCAATACGAAGGCGGCGGGGAGCCCGGTCAATGTCGTGATCGGCGACAGCATTTGGCAGAATGCCAACGATCCGTCGAATGAGATGCAGCCTTGGACTTACTTTCAAGCCGTATTGACATGGCGCAATCCGTCGAAGTCGATGGCTAACTACAACCGCGCCATTGGCGCTCAGTCATGGGTGAATGCCGATACTGTGCCAAGCGCATTTCCGTCTTGGGACGCAAACCATTCGACGCCGTGGCTTGGATCGCCAGCGGCCAGCGGCTATGTTTATGCTCTTAACCCCACACTTTTGCTCATGGGGTTCCAGAACAATGATGGCACGGGTTTTAGCATCTCTTCATTTTTAGATGCGCAGTCGAAAATCAGCACATGGGCGAGCCAGCCTGACCGCATCTTTGCTACGCATTGGACGAAGACCATTTTTCAAACGGGAATTAATGCTCCCGATGCAGGCGATTATGCCGCCATGTTTCTTCGAACCTATGCCAGGGCGATGGGTTACGGACTGATCGATTTCAACCGGCAGGGTGACAAGCTTCGTGACGGTTTCGATCCTTTGGCAAATGCGATGGTGCTCTCCCCCGCCTATAACGATTTCGCGAATGCGCGCCTCAATCTGCCCTATACATCGCCGATTTCCACGACTGGATATAGCGTGGCTTTAAACGATGTGACCGGGCAATCCGGACCGTCGTTTTGGTCGCATTACGGAAATGAAATTCAATTCTCGCTTTCGGCGGGGTCCGGCAACCTCTTCCGCATGGGCTATGACAGCGCCGCCGATGCGACCGGCAATATCGGCTCCGGCAATCTCTACTATCAATGCGATATTTCGGCATCCTATCCAGGCGCTGGATGTGCTGGTGGCACCAAGCCGTCCATTTTGACAAATGTTTCGATCGCCTCAGGCAGCAACAGCCTGACGACCTCCGCGGCCATTTTTACGACCGCGGATAATTGCGTGTGGATGACGGTCCCTGGCGCGGGAAGCTCTGGAGGGCAGTTCGTCGCTTATGGAAAATATATCAGCACGACGAATGTCACGTTCTTTTCCGATGCGGGATGCACCACTGCGCGCAACGCTAATACGACCTTGAGCGCCTCGAACCAGGTCATCCTGCGTGGCAACCCGAAGATCCAGACAGGCATCAATGTGTCGTCAGATGCGACGAATAGCACTTCTTTCGGTGTGTCGATCAGTGGCGACATCGTAAATTTATTCTACCAAAATGCCGAGCATGCACCGTTCTTCTCAGGCGCGGCGGTCCGCTTTGGCGGCCCTTTTGTGCCAGCGATTACCGCGACGACCAACTTTCCGCTTGGCGTTTCTATTTTTGGCTCTACCAATGAAGCGTTCTTTGTCGAAACACCCCAGCTCACATGGCCGTCTCTGATGGATGCCGATGTGAATGGCCCGACCTCAGATACCCCTGTCAATAATCCGTCCTATATCGGCGCATTCGGCGGCGCTGGCGATAATCACGGCACGTCCAAGGCTATGGGGCTGATCGTGCGGCCGGTGATCGACGCGGCGGGGTTGGCGGCGCAATAGCCTCGTTAAAGACTCACTCTGAATGAGCTAAGCGCGATCTCGCGCATTTGACAGTACCCTTACCATAGGCCCGCATCGAGCGGGCTTTTTTATTTTCAGGAGAGACGATGCAAACCTCGGATAAGGGCCGCAAGCTGATCGAGACGTTCGAGGGCTTGCGGCTGACAGCCTATCGCGATGTCGCGGGTATCTGGACGATTGGCTATGGCCACACCGCGGCTGCGGGTAACCCCAAACCTGTAGCTGGCATGGCCATTACCGAAGCGCAAGCCGATGCGATCCTGAGCGGCGACCTACATTCTTTTGAGATTGGCGTTCTCGCAGCGATCAAACGCCCGATGGAACAGGGTCAGTTCGATGCGATGGTAAGCCTGGCCTTCAACATCGGTATTGGCGCGTTCCGGTCTTCGAGCGTGGTCCGCTGGTTTAACCGCGGTGACCCGATCGCAGCCGCGAATGCGTTTCGGCTGTGGGATAGAGCCGGAGGCAAAGTGCAATCCGGCTTGGCAAGACGCCGCGAGGCCGAGCGCAGCCAATTTCTATCAGCCGGTTGCGTGCCATCTGCTTCCATCGTCGAGACGACCCGCAAAGTCGATAATCCGCACAGCCTTCCTCAGCGCGTCACAGCCCGCCTGGAGCTAGCGCTCGCAGCGGTTCGATTCTGAATCCGCGCGTAGCGGCTCTACGCAAAATCAAAGGTGACATATGACGTTTTTATCCTCCGGCATCGTTGTCGGCGGCCTTTCCATGGCCGCGGCATTGTCTATCGCATTTCATTATCCAGCGCTCGGGGTCTTCTTCTCCGACCCGGCGACCGCGACGACACTCACCTCGCTTCTGTCAGGAGTGAGCGCCCTTGTAGGCGGCTTTTTGAAAGGTCTCAAAGGATGAACTCAGTTTCGGAGTTCATCTCCGTCGCGTGCGCCGCGATCAAGAAGACCGTGCCGCTCGTGCCAAAAATATCGAGCGGCGGCAGAACGATAACCGCCGTGCAACTTCAAACCGCCTTGGGTCTATTCGGTAGCTTTTTCGCTCAAATGCAAAAAGCGATGCAAGCAAAAGACTTCGGATCGGATGTCGAAATCGCCGTGGAAGACGCGGTGAAGATCGCAGCGGATCTCGGACTTGGCGAACCGATGACGGGGATCGTATCGGCTCTGCTGCCTTACGCTTTCGACGAACTCAATAAAGTCGCGGCGATGCCGCTGATCGCGGTCGATGGTGGCCTTGGCGGTTTCGTCACGGAGGACTGGGTTGCCGATCCGCGTCATGGGCTGCGTCCAGATGGATCTTTCAAAAATGAATGAGGAAAACATCATGAAGAAAATATCGGGTTTCGCTGTTTTGGCGATGATTGCGCTCGGTTTCTGCGGCTGCGCGGAAGTCGAAAAGGCCGAGGATTTCTTGACAAGTTCCAAAACGATCCAAGCCGCCGCGGCTCTGCGGAGCGGGGCTTCGGCTTTCATCTGCTCTGTTGCGAATGCCGCGCTCATCGCGCAGCAAGTCGAAGCTACCATTGACGCCGGTCAATCGGTGCAAGGCACTGACGGCAAACTCTATGTTTCGTCCGCGATCGTTTGCTCTTCGCTCGGCGGTACGGTGACTGGCAAGGGAGTCGTGCAATGATCATGGCATGGATGATCGTATCGGCTTTGGGTGCGCCACAACCATTCATCGAAAAGCAGATCCGTGTCGAACCAAAGGCCTGCCATTTGCCAGCTATTCGCGGTGAATACCCGATCGGCGATGAATGGCATCGCGTGACGATCAAGATCGCTTGCAAACGCTGACAAATAGCCGAACTCCACAACCGCCGTTTTCGAGCGGCTTTTTATCGGCTGTCATTCGAAAGGACGAGCATTGATCGAAGCTATGATTCTCATTTGCAGTTTGGGCGTCGCCCCGGAAGCTTGCGACAAAGACTCGGCGCAAGATGTCATTAGCATAAAGGTTGAACCTGTCGCTTGCGCTATGGCCTCGGAGTCGGTCATCGCCGAAATGCCTGGCGAGCGTGCGCAAGGGCGTTTCCTGAAGATTGTCTGCGGTCGAAAGGGATGAGACGTGTCCAACTCAGTTTGGGTGACGCTGAGCGCGGGCGTCGTCGGCGCTCTCATCGGTGCGATCGCGACGATCATCGCCGCGATGATCAGCCGTCAGCCGACCTTGACGGCCGTGGTGGATGATCGCATCAGGGTGCTTCTCGAAATCTACGAGCGAACCATCAAGGAATTGCGCTGTGAAATCGCGCAGCTTGAAAACAAGGTGGATTTTCTGAGCACCGAATTGAACAAGGTCCGTAGCGAACATAGTCTGGGCTGAAAATTGCGCTATCGTGAGAGGTATCGCCCTCAAACCTGTTCTCAGGGGTCAACGTGCCCAAACTTAAGCAGCGAAACATCGGGATCGATAATCACGATAATGTACGCAATCATAGGCGTATACTCAAAGTTGCCGGGAGTAATCTCAGTGAGATCTGGCACTTCTATCGTTTCAATGAGTGCACCCAACTTTAGAACGGTCGGCCCGAATACCTTTATGTTGTCGGGCGTGCCTGCGTAGGTCAGCCTGCATCCTGGCATGGCGACGCGAAGGATCTCCTCGACTTCGTTCGGGTTGCTATGCAGATGATTCTCGAAGATCGGACTGCTCCGGACGGCGATATTGCTGACGCTCCTCGCGGCGATGCTACTCGTAAGTACGCGAGGACCGCCAACTTTCCGATTGGCGAAGTCGGGGTTCGGGGCACAGTCGACGAAGCCCAAATAATCGGTCTCATGATCGCCATAGATGTTGATCTTGAGACCGAACGGCAGTGGATTGATGGGTGTCGCTTTGTGGCCGCCAGACTCGAGCGGCGGGCATCGGCTGTGGTCATGTTCAGGAGGACCAGGCGGCGTCATCCAAACGAATGGATTATCGGGAACTTTCTCGAATTCGACCATGTCGGCATCAAGCCGGTCGATCGTCATTTGCCCGACGATGTTATCAGCGGTACTTTGGTAATCTGTGTTAACGATGTTACGCGGCGGACCTTTGTATTTTTGTACGGCCCGCGATGTCGCCGGTCCATAGAAGTTCGATGCAATTTCCGCCGCCGGGATAACACCGGCTCCGAGCTTGACGAGCGCATTCTGAATGAGCGAAAAGTGATCGCCGCGAGAACCTTCTACGACGTGATCGCCTGGATTAATCAGGCAGCGTTGTAGCTTATCGTTATCTTTGAATTGATTGGAAACCAATCGTTGCCGCGTCAGCCGGACAGTCATTGGCACAACTCGAAACGCGTGCTGCTCACCCGCGGGGGAAGGGAGCCGTAGTTTGATGAATTTGGTGAAACCATTTGAGCTAAATATTGCGGGATAATGACATTCATGTCGTATTCGAACGGCATTTTAAACGCTTCCTTCTTCTACACAACTGCATTGGGAAGACCTTGTGAAGGCGCATAGATTTTTACCGTGTCATTGATGCCTGTGCTAATTTCAGGATAAAGACAGCGAGTAGTTTGGACGGTGTGCTTCCGCACGCGCGGGCCACCGGGCGATGCCGAAGCATAGAGGAGCACAGATGGGCACAGTTTATGACTTTTCGGCGAAGCTGCTTGGCGGACAGGAAAAGTCGCTGGCGGATTTCTCGGGCAATGTTTTGCTGATCGTGAATGTCGCGAGTAAATGCGGCTTTACCTCGCAATATGCCGGTCTCGAAGCTTTGTTTCGCAAATATACGCCGCGCGGTTTCTTCGTTTTGGGGTTTCCTTGCAATCAATTCGGGTCGCAGGAGCCGGGCGATGCGGTGGCGATCGCAAAATTTTGCTCGACGGCTTATGACGTGACATTTCCGATGTTCGATAAGATCGATGTCAATGGATCGGCCGCGCATCCGCTTTACGGCTTTCTCAAGGGCGAACAAAAGGGCATCCTTGGGACTGAGGCCATCAAATGGAATTTCACTAAATTTCTGATTGACCGTACTGGGCAGGTGAAGGCCCGCTTCGCATCGACCAAAACACCGGTCGAGCTTGAGGGCGAGGTGGAGAAGCTGCTTTAA